TGACTACGGCACTAAAGCTGGTATTAAGTATTCCTTCTGACTAGACTGAGCGCGTTCTCACACCGGAACGAAAGCAGCACGCCCCGGCCTGAGAAACCGGGGTTTTTTATTGCCTGTGCCTGAGATCCCGCAGATCAAAATTCGGCAGATACCGACGCCTAGGCCGCCAGTGATTCGGCCTGTTGAGTTTGCGCGACCTGTCATCAATGTGCCCGGCTGTACTGCTGTGCACCCTGATGCTGCACTGAACCCGTCGCTGCTGAAAGATGACCCCAGCCGCGTTGGGTATGCGTGCCCTGAAGGCAGTTTGCCGTCAATCAACGCGATGGATTACAGGCCAAGCGAGCTGACGATATTGGCGCCACAGGGCAAACCACAGCAGGACAAGGAAGAGCAACCTGAAACGCCTAAGCCGCAGGTTCCTGCTATTCCCCAGCTACCCGTACAACAGCAGACACAGCCGCCTGCAAAGCCTGCGCAGTCGCTACCGCAGCAGATTGTTGAAGCGCTGCCTACAGCCCCTGCTGTCGTCAATACGGCGTCTATTGCGCTTGTGGCCACCACCTCGGCGCTGCTGGCTAAGCCGCTTGCTGACCTGCTGCTCAAGTTGATCAAGCCTGCAATCAAAAAGATCGTGACCAAGATTAAGGGCTTGCTAGGGCGTAAGACTCGCCTTTTAAGTCTTCGCGAACGACGTCTGGAGCAAAGAGATAGGAATCGAGCGGTAATGGCGCTGCGTCGTTCTCTTGGTCGTTAGTTTTGTGTTTATGAGGCAGCACTTGGTCGGGCTTGGGGATGACCACTACATCAGAACAAATCTGTGCTGCTGCGCTGCCTGGGCGAAAGATAACACCCCGTAAAGCCTGGTCACCACAGAATTTTAGGCGTCCTAATTCGTAATCTAATTTCTTGTGAGCTAGCACTTGCTCAAGCAGTCTTCGTTGGGTATCGCCTAGCGCTTTGCAGCGATCTGCAAGTGATGTGTCAAGCGGAACAGAGAACGTCAGGCTTACGCCTAAATTCAATGCGTGGCTGTCCTTTTGGCCAGTAGGAGTCTGCTGCCAGAACAAGATGTCGCCAGGATTATCCGGCACGTTGTCTTCGTTAACGTCAAGGTTGTCGTAGTAGGGCGTGCGTTGATATTCGCGACGTGGCAGCGTATAGCTATGCGATTTAGTAACGAAGGGGTTGATAGAAAGTGTTGGCCCCTGACAAGTAATTTGATTTGGGCCTAGGTGGTAGCTGGGCCAAGGGCCGCCAACAGCCTGCACAGCCATATTTGTGACTGAACCATTACTGACGCTGCTGGGCGCTGCGGTCGCGTTGACCTGCCCCCAAGCCGGCGTAGGTAACAGCGCTAAGGCCCAAAGACTGAGGTGGAGTCGGTAACGCTTTCTATGGTTGTTGTGCGCTGAATAGTTGTCACTGTCTGTAATCCTGGTCCGCTGTAGTGCTCGGTCAGCTGGAACGACGCACCTTGTGTTTCCTGTTGATAGATCGGTTTGCTGCTGAGCGGCAGCCCCTGCCATTGCGATTGCACGCCCTCCATCGTCACGCTTTGCGTTGCTGTTGCCTGCGGTATCAATGCCCCGCTGCTTGTCACTCCTGTGCCGCTGACGGAATAGGTGTAGCCAGTAGCGAAATCTACCGACTTGATGTTCTCTACAACCTGAGTTGTGCTGCGCGTGTTGGTTGTCTGCTGACCCGTGCGAAAGGTTGGCGTAATCGGCATCGCGCTCGCAGAGCCTGCAAACAGCAGCAGCAAAGCTAGAACGCGCATCAGTCACTGATGGTCACAGAAGTAGTCGTTTGGCCGATCACCGATGTACCTGCGCCACCTGCAGTTACGGTAACTGCGTGTCCGTTAGTTACGGTGCCTGCTAACGATCCGGCAACACCCCCGCCTGTGGTTGTGGTTTGCCCGAGCAAAGGCAAAGCAGTCACTGCGCCGTTGGTAAGGCTTGTGCTGGTAGTGCTGCTGCTGTCGCCCTCGATGTAGCTTTGCGAAAAGCTAAAGGCGTTTCCGCTGGTGGCTTGCGTTGCGGTGATGTTGGTGATGGCCGGCACGCCGTTAGTGACGCTGCCAAAGCCACCTAGTACGTTTGCATTTGTGCCATCAGTGGTTGTTACACCTGACCCTGTGACTGAGTAAGTGCTGCCTAACCGCGTTGTCTGCGCTGCAGCAGCGTCAACACTCAGCTGTACAGAGGAAGAAATTTGATGGACTAAATCTGCTTGAGCTGGAGCAGCAAGGCCCAGAGCCAACAGAAATACAAAAGAGCGATTCATGATTATTTTCCGTTTGTTGGAATTTTAGGTGCGTCTTTTTTAGTTGCGTTACCAGATTTTCTTTCAATTCCAAAGCCGGCCATGGCGCCTGTAAGTAAAGATGCTACAAAAGTTGAATCCATCTTCATGCCTGGGAAAATGCCCAAGTAAGAGATAGTCAGCAGGGTCGCAGACCCACCGAGAACAATAAGCCGAACGCCATCAGCAAGCGTTGGTCCGTCCTTCTGCTGTTCATTGCTGTCGTCTGGTGTGTCTGCCATGATAAAAGCGAGCGGAGACGGCCATGATTGAAGTGTGGGCTGCAATTTGTGGCGCGTCAATAACCGCAGCAGCATTAGGCTTTAGCGGCTTCACTCGCCAAAACCAGCAAGGCCGTGAATCGCTTGTAAGGCTTACAACAGCAGTTGATAATTTGACTTCACGGTTAGACCTTGTACATCAAGACATCCGTCAAACGAATCAAGAAGTGTTTGAACGTCTTAGGACGCTTGAGTCATCGGTCGCACGGCTGGAAGGGCCTAGCAAGCCCACCTAACATGCCAGCAAATAGAGAAAACTCATGATCTTGCTGCTCAAGCCGGTAATGCTGGCCTTTGTCAAGTCGGATTCGGTCAAGAAGCTGATTATTGATTGCATTAAGAAGTTGGTGGAGTCGACCGACAATGAAATTGATGACAAGCTGGTCAACCTTCTAGAGATCGCAATGTTCCCAGCTAAAAAGGAAGAGTGAAACGCGCCGCGTTGTTTACTATGGCACCGCTAGCGCTCCTTCCATTCTTCCAGTTTTACCGAGGGACCCCGCACCAGATTGCTGCAATCAAGCAGCTTGAGGAGGCCATGCCGGCCGAATTGTTAGCGCGTGATTCTGATTGGTTTGAAACTTGGAGGGTAAGCGGCAAATCGCAGTGGCTGCTGGTGCCATATTTCAAACAGCACGACAACGAATCAGGGCAGGGTTATCGCGAATGTTTCTCAAGTGCTGCAGCAATGCTTGCGGCTCATAAAGGCGTTGTCTACTCAGATGATCAATACAACCTGATCCGTGAGCAATTTGGTGATACAACCTCAGTCAATGCTCAAGTGCTGGCGTTGCGTAGCTTGGGCTTGCGGGCTGTGTTTATGCAATACGGCAGCATGTCGCTGCTGTTTGACTTGATTGATCACGGTCGCCCTGTAGCTGTCGGCATCCTTGCCAAAGGTGACCTGTCAAAAGGGGAGCGCCCTTGGGGGCCAGGGCACTGGGTCGTAATAACAGGCTATGACATGCACGGGCTAACCATTCATGATCCTGCCGGCATGCCTGATATGCATAAGGGCACGCATGAGAAGAAGCTAAGCGGATCTTATGTAAGGGTTGACCGCAAGGATTTTGAGCGCAGGTGGTTGATTGACGGCACTAAGAGCGGCTGGATGATCGTAATTAACGATGACTAATGTTTGGGTGGTTTGGCTTCAAGCTTGCGTTTACATCACAAAATTTTGGTCTGTCGTAGTCATAAACTGCGCTAACCCTGCAAACGTACAAGTTTGCGTACGCGTCGATCAATGGCTAATCCCAGCCATCAGCGATGTAATCCGTTTCGACAAAAAGCGGTGAAGTGTTAGTCAGTGGATCTGGCCGGCCGCGCAGAATAGCTACAGCACGCCTGTAGAAGAATGTGTCAGTTTTGCCAGCCCTCTCAAGTGCGCGTTTGATGCGTACCCAATTTTCAAGCGCTTGCATGTCAGGCATGAGTTTCTTGCTGACTGATTTGAGGGTATCGGCTTGCTACATTTCAGCCATCGGCAAAACGGTATAATTTAATGCGTTTTACAAGGAGGTTACAAATGAAGACACTTACCAAAAGCAGCATGCGCCAAGTTTACGTTGAGGGCCGCAGTGCAATTTTGTGCATTACTGGTGAGAAGATGGCGCTGTTCTATAGCAGAGAAGACGCCGCGAAATGGCTCCGCCAACAGGCAAGGGTCTTCGCATAACAAGTTCTGGCCTAACCAGAGCCAGATAGTGGCCTCACGATCAGCTGTGTAGAAATCTTGTTTGCGATACCACTCAATCCAATTCTCAGCTCCTTTATTTCCGTTGCAAAATAAGCAAGCAGGTATTAAGTTTTCTGTAACAGTGAGGCCACCCTTATGTCTAGGGACTACATGGTCGAGCGATCGGGCGGGCTTGCCGCAATAAGCGCACTCGCCACCCCACATTTCGTAGATAGTAGACCTGAATCTTTTTTTGGACTCCCGGCGGCTGATGAGGTAAATGTCATCAATCCGAGAGTACATGCAGTGTTCCCTGACAAGGTTATTTTAGGCAAAATCAGGGATGCGAAAAGACTGCAGTCACAGATGGCAACGGGCAACTACCACCAGCAGACAGGTGTCAGCTTCACTTCTATCAATGGTGGATATTTTCGGGCTTGGTACAATCATGGTGGAATGATTCATTATCTTCCCGACTGCTATGACACAAGATCCGCAGCCGAATCTGCCGCAGAAAAATGCTTGGGAGAAGCTAAATGCGTTTGACTTGCCACTAGAAACCCAACTGCAACGCGAAAGGTTGATGCGTGGGTTAGAAGTTCTTAAGGAACAAGGGAATGTAAATGAAATGTATGAGGTTTGCCAAATGCTTGTACAGCTGTTGTATGGCCAAAAAGCCGCAATCAACTACCTAGCCAAAGAAGCTGCAAACAACCTCATAAGTGACGGTCAATTTTAGCTATGCAAGTAGATGACGAATCAATGTATTTTGAGTTCAATCAACCCAGCATCTCGCTGATGTATCAGTCAGTGGGCTTCTACTTAGATAAGTGGCCAGGCGGCCCTGACCCAAGCGAACAGGAGGCCCTGCACAAGCTCAAGACCCTATTCGCCTCAGCGTTGATGGAGTACAGCTACAACAGCCCTGACTAAACGTCGTGGATTTCAGGCTTGAAATACTCTAAGTAGATCTCTGCTTGCCAAAAGTCAGAGCTATAGCGACATGTACCACCGCCGCAGCTTCTGTAGAAAATTTCCCCCTTTTCGTTCTGCACTGTTTCGATGTAACGGCCGTCGTCCCTCGAGCGCTTCTCTAAAACTTTTAATGTCATCGGTCGTGATAGCCCCATGTGAAGGCTCAGTATCTCCCACCTCAAGCGCGTCGTCAGTGTCTTCATCTTCATCTTCAACATCTTCTATAGAAGCAAGAAGCCTGAAACCCCAAGTCTTGAGGTCAAGCACCCCTTCACGGGCATGCAGAAGCGCGTCACTCGGCTGCTCATCACGTTGCAGCAAGATCTCACATGCCTCTTGTATCGACTCTTGCTGCACTTCGCACATCCATATCAGCAAACGGATGTGGCCTTCCGTGAAAGTAAAGTGCGTATCAGCACCCATTTTCGGAAGACGGCTGAAATCATCGTACCAATAGCTCACAAGTCATGCTCCTGAATTAAATCTGCGATAGTTCGACCCTCATAATGCTTTTCAGTCATTAGAGAAATCTGTAGTGCTATTTGATATGGGATAAGGTCAGGCCGCTCCGCCCGAATCATGCGAATCAGACGAAGCAGCTCCTCCCTTCTCAAACCGGCAACCTACGCCGCAAGGCGAGAACGTCGGGCTTTGGGGCCACCGGTAACTTTTTCAATGCCGTCCACCACAATGTTCTGCGCTGGATAGCGGAGCTTGAGCATTCGGACCAAGTCGCTTTTGTTATGAGCACGCATGCACCCATGCATAGAGCGCCCGCTGCTGTCGTGATTACTGATGACATAGTTCCAAGAAGGGGCGTGTTTGTTGTCGCAAAACGTCTCTCCCGGTTTTGACGGTGGCGCCTGCGGCGGGAGGCCCTGCTTAAATTCTCTAAGAGTGTTCATCAGAACGGCAGCTCCTGCGTGATCTTTTTCGGGTTGATGTTGCCAAAAGCGCCGTAGTCACCGTCCTTGCCGTTGCAGTTTAGGTAGATGCCCTTGACAGACTCGTTGGCTTTGGCCTCAAAGTTGTAGACCTTGCCGTCTTTGTGCAGCTGCTTGTCGTCAGCCATCGTCATCAGATGGTTGCAGAAGGCATGCACGCTGTCGAGAGGGATAAATAGCGACAGCTTTTTAGGGTTCTTGCCCTCTTGGTCGTACTGGTTGTCGCCAACAGACCACTTGCAGGGCTTAGGCAGTGCGGGGGTGAAATCAGACATGTTCAGAGAATGTTGTAGGAATCAGCAAGCCTCTCATCAATTAGAGAGGAAATGGTGCAACGCTCGCCACGCTGCAGGCGAGTAATCATTTCGTTGTGTAATTTTTCGTAGACAGCAGGTCTAAGGCAGCAATTTTTTTTTAATCTTTTGCCTTCAGAGGGATTGGTTGAGTTCATCAATACAGCTCCTGAGTTGTGTTACATCCATTTGGGCAATCCTGCTGCCGTAATCTTTTAGCTTGTAAACCTCCGTTTTTTGTTTGAGAAACGAGCTGACTTGATCCTTGGGCAGCGTGTAAAGGATGTCAGTCAGTTTGCCTTCCAACTCCTCTCGGCTTTGCTGCTCAGCGGGCTCAGGATCGGCCTTAGCGGGCTTTTTTTTGGCTGCTGGTGGCTTAGCGGGCACATCCTGCTGTAGGGGTACAGGGGGCGCAACCTTGTCGTCTGCTTGTGCGTACTCCTCACGAGCCCACATTTCGTAGCCAAGGGAAAAGAAGCCGGCTGCTGCGCTGCAGATGGCACGACGATGCGCCTTCGTTAGCAAATCGCAGCTGACCTTCTCGTAGGCAATCGCTTGGTTGTTGTTGTTGGTGACCGCGTAAGGCCACTCAGTGCTCTCGCCTTCTTCTGGGTGAATGAAGGACACGATGATGTAGGCGCTGCCGTCAGGAGCCTTGAAGACGTGACCGCCGTCAGGGTTCATCGCTAGCTGGGGCTGCCAACCGTTGTGGTGCTCGTTGATCAGCTGCATGGTCTTTGCCCAGGAGACAAAGTCAGCTGCGAACTTACCGGTGCCTTTCTGCCGTACGTCGTTGGCAGTAATTACACCTGCCATATAAGGGAAGAGCCTATCGGACTCCTTGCTTGGCATGACGCCATTTCGTAGGACCTGCATACCCTACCACCTTCTGACCATTCGACATCCTTTTAAGTCAGGGAACAAATTGGCACAAAACAGTAACTTTTCGTACGGCCAGGTTTTAATTTCAGCGCGACTTCGCACAAATTTGAACTCAAGTGAAACGCATCAATCTCAGCGTCCCAGATGATATGTACGATGATATTGTCGCTCAAAAGCCCCGCCACAAAACGATTTCTGGCTTCTGCTTAGACATCATTGCTGACAGAGTTGACGGGGTGCCTAACCTATCCGCGTACCATGTCGGTGCGGGAAACGAACAACTTTCACAAAAGGCTGTTTCGGCTGTTGAGTCTGTTGTTCAAGAAAAAATTTCTCCCCCTTTAGATGGTGATTTGGGGGAAGGTGTCGGGAGGGAGTCTGAGGGAACCCCTAGGAAACCCCCTTGTAAGCGTGCAGTGCCTCTGCCGTTGCAAGAGCATGAAGACCTGATCTTTGAGTTCTGGCGCATCAAAGGTGGAAGCAAGAGCGACACGGCCTGGAAGATGCTCATGAACGAGCTGGGCAAGATCCTGGCCAAGTATTCGCATGACAAGGTGCATGAGCAGCTGCTGCTGGCCATTAACGGCAAGTGGAAGGGCATCACGATGACTAACTTGACCCGTTTTGAAACTGCGGGTAAACAGCAGGCGCAGGAGCCGCCCACACGTCACCCTGCCTCTCGCGTGTTTACTGCAGACAAAGGTTTTCTTGATTGGGGGATGGGAGCATGAGCATGGATGTGCACCAATACACCCTGTTTGGCGGTGCCCCGCCGCACGTTCGCCACTCCAGTACCTCAGAAGCAGCGGCAGAAAAGATCAAGCTATCTGTAGGCAAGCTGCAACGCCAAGTGCTAGATGTTGTTGCTCAAGCGCCTGATGGTCTTACCCGTGAGGAGATTGAATTAGCTACTGGCCTAAAACATCAGACAGGTTCAGCTCGTGTTCGCGAGTTGTTCTTGCTTGGATTACTTACTACAAAGGTTGACCCTGAAACCGGGAAGTCATTGCGACGGCCAACCACATCAGGCCGACAGGCTGAAATTTGTTTTCTCGCGGAGGTCAAATGAAACAGCTTTACGACATTTCAGCCGTTCAGCGATTGCTTCGTGATGGCATTGTTAAAGGGCTTTGGACTATGGAGGATTTAGATAAGCCTCCGCCGGGCTACATAGAGCAACTAGCTAATTGGAAAGCTGCATGCCGTCTTGAATCATGCAGGCTGGGCAGAGAGGTGCCTTGCAACTTCCCTGAATACAAAAATCCCCTTCGTGACTGAAGGGGCGGCATCTTAGCAGTCCTTCGGTAGGATGGTGCGACTGCTTTTGCGCGTGCCCCTCGCAGCCCTGCCACTTCTGCAGCGCAAT